GATATAACTCCTATAAGAGCTACAGCTAATTTAGTTAATGCTTTTACTACCACTAATACAACAGCTAATATAACTATTTCTGATACTACTCATGGAGCAACTGTTGGAGATTTTGTAACTATTAGTAGTACCAGTACAGCTGTTGGTGGAATTGCAGCAGCAACACTTGATGCTGAATATGAAATATTATCTGTAACTAACGTTGATGCTTATATAATTCAAAGTAGTGCAACAGCAACTTCTACAGCTGGTCCTACTGGTAATTGTACAGTTACCTATCAATTAAATGTTGGTCCTAGTGTACAAAGTTTTGGTTTTGGTTGGGGAGCTGGATTTTGGAATGCTGGTACTTGGAATACTCCTAGAACTACATCTCAAATTACTATTGATGCAAGGTTATGGTCTATTAATAATTGGGGAGAAGATTTAATTATAACTCAAAAAGATGGTGGAACTTATGAATGGGATACTTCTGATGGAATGACAGATAATAGAGCTACAATTGTAGCTAATGCTCCTACTAATTCTACATTATCTTTAGTATCTACAGAAACAAGACACGTTGTATGTATGGGTACCGAAACATCTATTGGAAATACAGCTACTCAAGATAAAATGTTTATTAGATGGTCTGATCAAGAAGATTATAATCAATGGACACCTAATGTAACTAATTCTGCTGGATCACAAAGAATAGCTGGTGGTAGTGAAATTAGATGTGCAAGACCTGCTAAAGGAACTATTCTTGTATGGACAGATACTACAATGCAATCGATGTCTTTTATTGGTCCACCTTTTATATTTGGTTTTAGACAATTAGGTAATGATTGTGGAGCTGTTGGATTAAATAGTGCAATAGTAATAGATGATGTAGCTTATTGGATGTCTGATGGACAGTTTTTTAGATATGCTGGTGCTGTTCAAGAAATACCTTGCAGTATTCTTAATCACGTATTTGATGATATTAATAAAGTTCAATATGCACAAGTCTATGCTGCACAAAATTCTAACTTCTCTGAAGTAATATGGTATTATTGTTCTAGTTCAGCTTCTCAAAATGATCGTTATGTAATTTATAATTATTTAGAAAATTCTTGGTATTATGGAACAATGGATAGAAGTACATATCAAGATAATGGAGTTGAACTAAATCCTTTAGCTACAGAGTATTTTCCTAATTCTAATATTAGTACAATTACAACTATAAATGGATTAACAGATGGAAGAAGTATTATATATGCTCAAGAATCAGGTGTAGATGCTGATGGAGCTGCTTTACAAGCTTTTATACAATCTGGTGATGGCGATATAGCTGATGGCGAAACATTTAGTTTTATTAATAAAGTTATACCAGATTTTCAAAATCAAACTGGAAACGCTGTATTAACTTTAAGTGTTAAAGATTATCCTAATGATACAGCAACAGTAGGAGAAACATTAACAGTCAGTAACACAACAGGGTTTTTAAATACACGTATTCGTGGTAGACAATCTAATATAAAAATAGAAAATACAGCGGTCGGAGATAACTGGAGATTTGGCACGTTGAGAGTAAATATAAAACAAGATGGAAAAAGATAAATATACAATACGACCAGCTAGAATATCTGACGCTGTTCGAATAAGAGAATTACTTAAAACGTGGCTTACAGAAGCTCCTTTTAACTTTGGAAATACTAATAATACTAAAGCTCTAGAAAATATAGTGTTTTACATTAAGAATAGTTTTGTTATAGTAGTAGAACATGAAAATATTATTGTAGGAACATTGGCTGCTACAGTCGATGAAACATGGTATAGTGACAAAAAGTTTATGAGAACTTTATGGTTACATGTTAATCCTAAACATAGAAACTTTAGGATATTTCGTTCTATAATGATTGTTTTCAAAGAATACGCACTAGCTAATAAAGTTACAGCGATATGCGAAATCTTTCAAGGTAAAGACGTTGAAAGAAAAGACAAAGCTTTTAATAAATTAGGATTTAAAGTTATCGGAGGAACTTATATAGTCAATGGGTAGTATTTTCAAACCAAGCACAACAGTAGTACAGGCGCCATCGCAGTCATCGACTAGCTATGATATACCTGAATATTTTAAAGAAATTCAAGAACGAACTTTAAGAACAGCAGAAAATGTTTTTAGTCAACCATATACTGCTTACACTGGTCAACGAATAGCTCAATTAGATCCATCAGAAATACAAGCAGAAAATATTTATAAAAATCAAATTATTCCTCAATCAGGTCAATTAGCTAATATTGCAAATCAAACTTATGATACTGCTACTGCACAAGCTTATGCTAATCCTTATGAAAATCAAGTAATATCTGGTGCGTTAACAGATTTAAGTGATGCTTATGGACAATCTAGAAAAGCAATGAGTGCTCAAGCAATAGGATCAGGTGCTTTTGGTGGATCAAGACAAGGTATAGAAAATGTTTTAGGACAAGAAAGATATTTAGATTCAGTAGCTGATACATCAGCAAGATTAAGACAAGCTGGTTTTGAATCAGGTGCAAATAGATTTGCAGCAGATAGAGCAGCACAAATGGGAGGAGCAACTACTCAATTAGGTGCTTTACAATCAGCTTCACAAGGTCTTCAAGCTTTCGGTCAATCAGCTCGTGGTATAGAACAAGCTGGTCTTGCAGAAGGTTACAGAGATTTTATAGAAGCAAGAGAATATCCTGCTGGACAAATAAGACAAATGGTTGGAGCTTTATCGGGTGCTCCCATAAGAAGTTATGGAGAAGAAAGATCAGGATCAGTAGGTACACCTGTAGCTGGACCAAGTATCTTTGGTCAAGTATCAGGTGCAGCATTAGCTGGAGCACAGTTTATGTCTGATATAAGATTAAAGAAAGATATTAAGTTAGTTGGTAAATCTCCTAAAGGAATTAAAATTTATAACTTTAAATATTTAGGTGATGATAAAACATATCAAGGTGTAATGGCTCATCAAGTACCACAAGCATCTACTCCTAATCAATTTGGTTATTTAATGGTAGATTACTCTAAACTTGATGTAGAGTTTAAGGAGGTTTAATGGCTGACAAAAAATGGATACAAAAAGCAATTAAGAAACCAGGTGCTTTAAGAAAATCTTTAGGTATTAAAAAAGGTAAAAAAATTCCTTCTAAAAAATTAAATGCTGCTGCTAAAAAGGGCGGTAAGTTAGGACAACGTGCTAGACTTGCTCAAACATTTAAAAAAATGCGGAGAAAATAATGGCTTTATATTTTGGTGAAAATTTAGACAACAAAGGTGGATTACAAAAAATTAGAATAGACGAAGAAAAACTATCTGAAAATGAAAAAAACCAAATTCAAGAAATGGCAGATGAAAAAGTATTAATGTCTACATCTGAAATGTTAGGGGATTCAAAAGGAACTATTCCAAAAACAGAAACTGTTGATGTAAATGATGAAGTTAAAACTGAAGATGGTAAATTTTCTATTGATATAAGTGGAGCTTTATCTAATGTAGGAAGTACTGTAGGTGCTTTTGCTAACCAAGTTGGTTCTAACTTTGCAGCAATTGCTGAAGCTGTTCCTAAAAAATTAACAGAAATTAGTGAAGATCCTGTAAAGAAGAAAAACTTTATGAGAGGATTAGAAATTATAAATGCTTCTTCTGGTATTAAACCTATAGGTCAAGCTAAATCACCTTTAGGAATGGTTGCAGAAGGATTACTTAAAGCTGAAAAACAATTTACAGCAGAAGAAATTGCTAAAATGAAAGCAAAGAAAAAAGAACCTAGAAGATATCCTAGTTCAGCAGAAAATTTACTTACTGAGACTTTTAAAACTTACCAAGAAGATTTAAAAAATAAAAAAGATTTAAGTAAGTCAATTATTGAAAGATATAATTTAGCTAAAAATGTAGCTTTGAAAAAAGGCGAATTACCTACTGGAATTCTTAATGCAACATTTAGAGATTTAAAAGGTGTTATACAAGAATTAGGTTTAGGAGATAAATACGATGCTTTAGCTGAAAAATTTGCTGATGAAAATTATACACAAATGACTTTAGAAGATCAGAATATATTTAATGATTTATTTCAAGCAGCAACTTTTGAACAAGTAGTTCAAGATGTTAAAAAACTTTATCCTGTTTCTAATAAAGATATTGATACTTTATTAAAAACTAAAGGAGATATAAGTACAAGACCTGATGCTTTAATTAGACTTATTGCTGCACAAATGGCAACTAATGATATAGCTATGCAAAG